GCACTCGCCAGTGTGAATTCTTTTAGGTTCACACCACTCGACGTTATCGAGCTTATGAGATGAGGACTGAATTGACGCCTATGATAGGAGTCTTCAGTCACCCAGCTACACGGTACCATTATCGAAACAGGGCCATTTACAGAATTTTGTGCGAAGCACTCAATTCTGCGTCTGACCTTGATCGAATAACAGCACCTGTATATGACTGTTGATGGTTCGAAGTTACGTATCTTGAATTGATCAAGCCATCGACTCACGTCGAAGACCCAATCAACCACGAACGTCCATGGAATTGCGTTCCATATGATAGCAGGGTTAAAATTAACCCCTAAGCTATCCAGTAACGCACCGATATGAGCAAGCTCTTTCGGTACACCTTTAAGGTGATATCCATAGTCAACCGTAACTACGAGCGAGGCGTCGCCTACGCTAACTTTGCGACGGGCGTTAAAGCCCTGGTAAAGACCAGGACTAACGAGTACCGTTACATCGCTAGACGGAAACAACCCACTCAGACTTTGTCTATAGTGACTAGTCTGATAACGGAGTTCGTTGGCATATAGTCTTTCGACTTGTGCACGGACTCCGGTGACTGCAGAATAGATACCCTGCAGGTCTCGAATCAACGGACGGATGTTAAACTCCGATTGGAGGTAACTATCCGCAGAGGACTTGAGCAGTTCCTTAAGCGTTGCCTTCCCGTGAGCTAGCCCTTTAAAAAGGTTTCTCACGCGAGACAGCGTTCTAGGCAATGAGCGGAAGTCTTTCAACTCAATCAACGAATTGATGAGTGAAACTTTCGGCTTAATACCTGGGAGAGTGCACGCAAGTGCATTCACAAGGAGTGCATCAAGATCAGGAACAGAAGGAGGCACCGGTTGCGTACCCATGTATTGGTTAATCGTAGCTAACCCGTTTAACGGATCAGTTGCGCTACCAAAACCATGAGTACCTGCCGTTGCATCCCAATCCGCGCTGGGTGTAGTATGCTTATAAATATAGTAATGCGGGTTAGTACTCGCAACACTATACGCATACGTAGGTCTGGGAAGTTCAGTGGTGCGCCTATAATGGCTACAATCATTGAAATTCCCATAGCCGCAGCTATAAACAATATCTTCATACGAGTTAGTATAACTCGATTGAGATCTGTTAATAACTTGGCCATTAGGGATTGAGGGATTACTCTTTGTAGGAGTAATACCTGTCTCTGACCAACCAGCGGTGGTATTTGTTCGACTCTTCTTCATATACTGCACGGTGAATGATTCACCTTTGGTGAGCCCACAAGGG